GACTATCAACAAGAGAATGGTATTTCTGATAGATGTTTTCATACTGAAATCTCTATTGTAGATGACGATCAATACTTCAAAACTTACAAAGAAGTATATCGTAGTAGTTACAATGGCCCTTCTGGGTTGATACCTGAAGAAGAAGATTACTTCATGGATTATGGTCAAAAGTCTAATTTCATGTTGATACATGATTATGATAAAGACTATACTTGGTATGGGAAAGACTTTACTCAGGAACAGATAGACCTAGAGTATAAAAGACGAGAACAATTAAGACTTGACAAACGAGTTAATTCCTGATATAATAACGATATGGCATTAATCTATACACACAATACTTCACCAAGACGATACAAGAAAGTTGTAAAGTCTAAGTCTTGGTACAAAGCAAAAGAAAAACAAAACAAGTTACTACGATCTATGGGCATTGACCCTAATCGTAGATTGAGACAACCCCGAGTGGTAGTGCCGCTAGATCAAATTGGTAAGTTACAAACATTTGAAAATAATATCAAAGTTGAAAATACACCTATGTATAAGTCTAGTGGTACTAAACCAGTTTCTAACGATAAGTTAGAAGTAAGTAAGCAATATACTATTGCCCCTGCTTACAACAAAGGGCCATCTATGGTAGTTGGCCGTAAAGATATAAAAGATATAGGAAGATAACATTATGAAATATAAATTATTTGGTCAAACATTTGTCCTTAATCAACAAACAACTATTATTATTTTATTATTGATATTAGTATTACAAGGTTGTGGGGTACTGTAATGGCAACTAAAAAACAAATAGCAGAAAATTCTTTATCAATGGAAGATATTATTAAAGAATTAAACTCATACAAAACACCAGAACGTAAAGCAAGTTTCTTATTAGAAATGAAAGGGTTAAATTTACCATACAAAGTTGATTGGCAAAGTTTAGCAGACAGTTGGTTAGGTAATAAAGCATGGCCAGAAAAAACACCACAATCTGGTGAAGATGATGAAGAATGGTGGGAAAAAGAAAAGAAAACTGCTAATGAAAAAATATTATCAGATTATATTGAACCACTACAAGGACAAGACGATAAACCACTTACTAAAGAAGAAGTTGAAAGTCTAATATAATATGAGAAATATAATCTTAATGACCATAGCATTTGTATTTTTTCTTATAATAATGTCTGTATATTCTATATCAAACCAAGCGTATGGTTACAATATAAATAGTAAAGAGAAAAATTATGTACAAAGTATTTACAAAACCTAATTGTTCATTTTGCGTGAGGGCCAAAGAGTTACTAGATAAACTTAATATTCCTTACGAAACATACCATTTAGGTGAAAACTTAGAAGGTGGTGATAGAAACTATACTGTCACTATTGATCAAATGTTTGAAATGATTGGCAAACAAGTAAGAAGTATGCCTCAAATTATGAAAGATGATAATCTCATAGGTGGATTTACAGACCTAAGAGAACACTTAATTAACGAAGGTAAGATTAATTTCGAAGGCGAAAAACTATGACAGCAAAAGTATATGCGTTTCCTAGTGGCGAAGAGATCAAAACTAATGTACGACAAAAACAAAAGAGTATATTAGACATACAATCTAAACAATACGCCGACTCACTTACAGACGATCTAGTCATTCAAGTGATACAAAGTTTACAAAACGAAGGAATGGATATTGGAAAGTCTCATGGAGATAAAACATTTTTAGATGTTGGTATATTCTTAGAGGCATTCCGTGGCATGATTTATAGAGAGTTAGATATATCTCACCCTTTTCATAACATTACAAATAATTTAATGTATGTTGAAAATGCTGGTAAGAAAAAGTATTCTGTAGCAAATTATTCTGGCACAGAAATCAAAACTAATACAAAAGAACTAACTGAAAATGATATAGAATTTGAAAGCGAGATTGATCTTAACGATGATACTAATTGATTATTCACAGATAGCAATAGCAAATATAGTTATCGCATTTAAAAGAGACGGCGAGATACCAACACCAGAAACAGCACGGTTTATGATACTAAACCAGATACGTGGTTATGTACATCAATATAAAGAAGAATATGGACCAGAAGTTGTTATTGCTGTAGATGGTGCTAAACCATGGCGTAGAGATATCTTTCCTGCCTACAAAGCAAAACGTAGAGAAAGTAAAGAAGGTCAAAGTGAAGAAAATATAAAATACTTTGCCACTTTGTATGAATATCTGGATTTAGTTCGTAAAGAGTTAGAAGATAACTTTCCATACAAAGTTTTAAAATTAGATGGTGTAGAAGCAGACGATATTATTGCCGTGTGTATTAAGAAGTCTGTAAAGAAATGGTTTACTACAAAGTATCTAATTATTTCTAGTGATAAAGACTTTCAACAATTACAAAAATATCCTAATGTAACACAATACTCACCTGTGCTTAAAAAATTTTATGAGACAGATAGTCCACAAGAATATATCTACGAACACATACTCAGAGGTGATGCTGGTGATGGTATACCAAACTTTCTATCACCAGATGATACATTTATAAATGGCATAAAATCTAAACCAATAATGAAAAAGAAACTTACTGGTTGGATTGACACATTAATGAGAGGTGAAGATCCTAAAGAATTTTGTAATGAATATCATCTAAGAAACTTTCAACGTAACCAAAGACTTATAGACTTTGATTTTATACCAGAAGAAATCCAAGATGATATATATAAACTATATGAAGAATATGAACCAAAAGGTAAGAACGCAATCTTACCTTATTTAATTAAGAATGATTTACAATCATTGATTGGCAAAATAGAGGAGTTTTAATATGGCTGATAATTATGCTTTATCATACCACGAGATACTTACCAAAGTAAATAATAAAAAAGACAAAAAAGGTAAAGTAGAAGTGTTAAAAAGATATGATACGAATGAATTAAGAATGTTTTTAAAGGGTGCTTTTGATCCTAAATTAGAATGGTTATTACCAGAAGGCACACCCCCATACAAAGTAAACGAAGCACCTATTGGTACTGAACACACCTGGTTGAAACAAGAAGTAAAAAGAATGTTTCATTTTCTAAAAGGTGGTAACCCAAAACTATCTCAAATGAAAAGAGATAATATGTTTATACAAATGCTAGAAGGGTTATGTGACGAAGAAGCAAAACTACTGATCTGGGCAAAAGATAAAGAACTAAACAAACACTACAAGGGTTTGACATCTAATCTAATCCGTGAAGCGTATGGTTGGGACGAAAACTTTATGCGAATTAATAAATGAAGATAATTGATGATTTTCTATGGAAAGACGAACATAAATTTTTTGTTGATTTATTTCAGAATATTCCCTGGTTCATTTGTAATAATGTAACATTCGAAGAGGAATCAGAAGAACATAAAAGACAATGGTACATGACCCATTTGTTTTATCTTAATACTATTTGTTCAGAACACTATACACCAATATTAGAAAAAATTATAAAACATAAAGATTTTCCTGAAGTATTTTCTATGATGAGAATAAAAGGTAATATGTACCCTGGTGCGGAAAAATTTTGTGAACACGCATCTCACTCAGATAAAGAATTTACTCATATGGGTGCCATATATTATATTAATACAAATAACGGATATACAATTATTGAAGGTCAGAAGGTAGAGAGTATTGCCAATCGCATAGTATTTTTTGATCCATCAATGCCACACAATTCTACAAATTGTACAGATCAATCATATAGAATGAACATAAATTTTAATTTTTTTGGAGAAAAATGTTTTTAATTGAAGATGATAATTTTTTACAAGAAGTTCAAAAAAAACAAATAGACGATCTTTTATACAATATGAGTTTTCCAATGTATTTTATGGACCATGGCCTTGATGATGATGGTAAGGGTATGTTTGTACACGCCATGCTTAAACGACCTGAGGGTGAAACAGGACAAAGATATAATTCAGATTATTTTAATTTTTTTACATCTTGTTTTATGATGTTTTGTTCTAAACATGATATAAAAGTA